GCTATGCAGGTTGCTCAGAGGGGAACTCAAGTTACTGGTAGCACAGGTGACGGCTATAAAACTGTTGATAGATTTAATGTTTCTAATAGTTCTCTTGGCACTTGGACATTTGACCAAGATACAAACGCACCAAATGGGTTTTCTAATAGTTTCAAAGTAACCTGCACAACTGCTGATGCTTCTCCAGCCGCTAGTGATAAACTTCTTATAATGCAAAGGATTGAAGCGCAAAATCTACAACTGCTTGGGTATGGCACAAGTGGCGCACAAAGCATTACTTTAAGTTTTTATGTAAAATCAAACAAAACAGGCAATGCTTCGGTTAACTTACTGCAACACGACAATAGCAATAAACTAGTTGGTTTTCAGTATGGCATTTCATCAGCAAACACTTGGGAACGCAAAATAATTACTTTTCCTGCTGATACATCAGGCGTTATTAACAATGATAACGGCTATGGCTTTCAATTAGAATGGTTTTTAAATAGCGGCAGTAATTTTACTGGTGGTTCTCATAGGTCTACATGGACAGCTTTTGATAATACTGACCGCAATGTGTCAAACCTTGGTATTGGAGGAGCAGTTTCAGATTATTTTCAAATCACAGGCGTCCAGCTTGAAGTAGGCGAACAGGCCACAGCATTTGAACATCGTTCTATTGGGGATGAGTTGCGTAGATGTCAGAGGTATTATTGGCAGGGCGAATTAAGTGCAGGAAGAATTTATATAGGCAATGGAGCAAATATTCCTGTAGGTTCTGGCTTTACTTTACCAGTTAGAATGAGAGCTACACCAACAGGCACTGTAATATCTAACGAACATTCAACAGGAAGTAATTCTGGAAGTGTTAGAGATTTAAGCGTGGATGGTGGTAAATATGAGGCTAATATGAGTGTTTCTATTGGCACTGTTGGCAGAACCGATATTTGCTCTATAGATGCGGAGTTATAAAATGAATATTACATCTGCTCAATATCTAAAAGATAATGAAATTCAAGCAGTAAATGGCGAGAACATCTATGTTAGTATTGGCGATAACATTGCAATTACAGCAGTCATTGATGGGCAGACGCTTGACTATATTCCACTCGACCCAGCCAACCGCCACTACGCGGCAATCCTTGAGTGGGCAAAAGAAGATGGCAACACAATACAGGATGCTGACTAATGGCATATATCGGTATTGACCCAAATGTAGGTGACATTACCTTCCAGACCTTTACAGGCAATGGAAGCGCCACAGCCTTTACACTAGCGCAGTCTGTTGTAAGCGGTGAAGCTCTTATCGTGACTATTGGTAACGTGGTGCAAGAGCCGGGTGTCTCTGCCGCCTATACAGCATACGGCAACACTCTGACCTTCTCAGCCGCGCCAGCTAACGGCGATGTAATTACCGTCCGCTTCTTTGGTCGCGCCGTAGACCAGCCAACTAGCTACGCAATGGCGCTGTTTAAGTACACTGCCACGGCTAGCCAGACTGCGTTTACAGGTGCGGATGCTAACGGAGCGATACTGGCCTTTTCTGGTAACGATGTGGACGTATACCTAAACGGTGTACACCTCGACAGTTCAGACTTTACTGCTAGCAATGGTGATACAATCACACTGGGTACTGGTGCGGCTGTAAACGATGAGTTGGTCATTCGCGCTTTCCGTGCTTTTACTGTGACTGATACAGTAAGCAAGTCTAGCGGCGGTACATTCGCGGCTGAGATTACAGCGACACAGT